CCTAGACGAGCGCGGCCACTGAATTGGTCGGTGAACGTAGTAACGTCAGCGCCTTCTGCTATACCAGTAGTACTGGGAGAAGAAAGACTGTCTACAGTCCACTCAACAAACGTAGCGTTTGCTCGTGTTTTAGATGCGGATGAAAGTACGGGAGTTTCTTCGGGAGCCAAGATGGTTAAAACGTCCATCAAGTCTTCACGGTTGGAAACAGCCGAACCAGGATTTGTTGTATCAAATGTATCTGAGAATGCCATGATTATTTACTTTGTAATTGAAGTGTTCTTAAAGTGATGAAATCGGATTTTCGTCCAGAAGATTTAAATCGGGTTTTATGTTCTTTCAAGGCCTTGCCTAAAGGTCTTTCAGTTTTTTCAGACATTGCAGAAGCTGGAGTTGAACCACTAGAAGGAGTGAGCTTTAACGATTTTTTTGAAATCGATTTGCCTTCTCCCTTTATTGGTTTTCTCCCGTATTTGCTATTTACAGCGTGAGCCATGAAATAAGGAATTTGAGAATATAAATCTGGAGAAGAAGTCTCCAAATCTTTTAGCCTCGGATCACTCATAATTGCTATGAATTCATTCTTTAGCTCGTTTTCGTTCTCGTCTCCTAACCATTCAAGTTCCTGTACGGCTTTATTGCCCAACTGCTGACGTAATGTTTTTGCATCTTCCAAACCTTGTAGCTTTTGCAACTGGTCTGGAATATATGAGTCACGAGATTTTCTGGCGCTTTGAAGGGCTTTGCGCACTTCGGCCTTAGTCATCGGGCGACCTTCTACAGTAGTTATTTCGTCGTCGGCAGAATATTCATCGGAATCAAATAGCAGGTCTTCAGCCCAACTAATAACATCACCAACTTCATCAGACTTCTTTTGAAGGTCTTCAAGATTTGATAAATTAGATAGTGGGTTGTCCTTAACTTCTGGCTCCTTGATTGTTAGTTGCATAGTTTGCAACTCTTCCTCAGCAGCCTTCCGTCTCGCCGTAAGTTCACTAATACGCGACTGTGCGCCAGGAATGAGTTGCTGACGCAAAGCGTCTTTATCCTCATCTGACAAACTGTCTAAATTAAACTGTGAAAGAACATCATCCTCAGTTGCTTGCTCTGGAGTTTCCTCTTCACTAGCTTCCTCGGCCAATTCTTGAGGCTCTTCTTCGGACTGTTGTCCTAGTAAAGCCTCGCTACGTCTCTGAACAAAGTCAGACGCAGATATGTTTTGGTTGTCCACTGATTCTGGTTCAGCCTCAGCGACGGCTGTATTAATTTCATCTTGCATAACTGTTTCCACTATTTACGCCTAGCGATTGCGTGGAAACATACTATCACGCATCAAAGAAAATCTTTGTGTCTTTTTTCTAATTTTTTTGAATCAACCATTTGCAATATTTGGTCATAAGTAATTATCCTGCCAGATATTTGCTGAAGTTGTTCTGTTTGAGCTTCGTGCATATCTCCTATACACTCCTCACGCAGGGCATCTAACACCTTTATGAAGCGAGCAAAAGACTCATAATTGTGTAGTGATTGTATATCTTTTTCTAAACTCACTGGTCCATGTTTTGAGTTTGAACGCCACCCATTTGAGCGGGTGCTGTACCTATTCTACCTATTTGAGCGTTTTCAGCTTGCTGCATAGAGAACTGATATTGGCCCATATACTTTTGCAAACGCTGCGCAAAAGCAGGATCAGTTTGCGTACGTTGGGCAATATCCGGTTGTTGAGTGTATTGCTCAATAATTCCCATAGCCGATTGAGCACCGTTAGGACGGGCTGGAACCTCAATACCCGCATAAATTTTTGATAAGTCATCTGTAATATCTTTAAGCATTTGCTGCTGTGAGGCTTCTACTGGTTGAAGAACACTATCAGCTAGAACCGGATCTACGCTTCCAGCAATTAATGTTACTAAATTGTCTACGTTTATTCTTCCGTTTCTGTCCAACTGAAGAAGAGAAACCATTGAATTGAGTTTGTTCTCCTGTTTTTCTGGGTCAGTGTTCTGAACATCATAGGAAATTGTTATGTCAAAGTTTTCGTCTGGGTTTCCCTTACTAAACATTTGAGGGTCTGGAACACCAGTAACTTGAAAGAATACACTGTCTGGTCCAAAACGCTGAAAGCATTTGTAACACATTCCGATCACCTTTGAGCAATGCGTTAAAAATTTGTCTACCAAGAACTGCTGCCTTATCTGGCTAACCGGACCTTCACGATCCAGGCCAACCAGTCTATCAGCTTGAGCCTCTTGGGTTTTCTCCATTTCAACCGATCCCTGATTGTACACAGGAGTGGGACCAAATTCAAAATCACCTTTACGGCGATATGGTATCATCCTACCTGGACCCCAATCTGTAGGAGCTTGCCCAACTGGGTGCATTATTGGAGGAACTGTAGAAAGACTATTTCGGTCAATTCTGCTGTCGCGTTCAACCTTTACTTGGTTCTGTATGCCACGCAGCAAGTCAGGGATTGTCATAGTGTCATACAATCTCTTACTGTCTTCAGATAATTTGGTAACTACCACTGGGTAGTCTTCATATCCGTTTAACAACTCAAATTTAGCGTAACCAGGAACAGTTTCATCTCCGCTAAAATCACGATGAAAAACTGTACAATATATCCCTTCAGAACCGTCTTCCTTGTCAATAAGCCTTTGATAGCCGTAAACAATTTCAATTAGCTCTTCAGCTTCATAAGCATTATCGGTAAGACTAATAGACCTGCGTCCTTCTTGCTCACGCTCAATGGAGTCTATGTTCACCCCACGGTAACGCTCAATGACGTGTTCTACAAAATCTTCATCCCACCCATCAGTAATAATTTTATTCTGCAACTCCTGTGGAGTGTAATAGGTTTTCCAAAAACAATATGGTGCTCGTTGTGGATCGGTAACATACGGAGGAAAAATAAAATCTCCATCTGGAGCTAGTGTCTTTACCTCTGGAGCGTTTACTTGGCGACGAACTATTGGCAACTCAGCAACTCCTAGTTCCCTTAAATCATTCAAAGCTTTATTAGCTCTGGATTCAGAAACACCTTCAAAACTAGATTGTAACATTCTGACAACCTGATCGTTGTCATTTTCAGAAACAATCATTTCACCTAGTTCAGGATTGATTGTAGATATTTGTTCTAGGCTAAGACGTTGAAGAAACGATCTGTCCTCCATGTGCCAACCAACGTAGGTAATCAATATACCACGCTCCAACATATAGTTGGCTCCTAGTTCCATCTCCTGCTTAAAGCGAGGAATGTAACCACTTTTTACCATCCATTTTAAAAAATTTGTAACCACCTTACTTCTTTCAACGTCGGTTACCTCTACTGGAAATGCTTGGATATTTGCCCTGTTCATTGAAGACAGGAACAAAGAAACTAGTCTAGTTATACGCTCATCAATAACATGGCTTTCCATGTCTGAAGCTCCCTCCCAAGGAAAAGCATCTGCTCCGTGCTTACGAAGATCTCGGCTTTTTCCTGGCCACCAATTCCGTCGGTCATCATAACTGCTTCGGCACAAATCAAAATAGGCTTCAAGTTCAGTTACTGATTGATCATAAGCGTAACGTAAAGATGTAATATCAGGATCGTCACTAACGTATGTTAAGGATTCGGAAATGGAATTATTCTGCATTGAGCTTGCTTTTTATGTTATGAAAAACGTGATAGAAATATTGCTCGTTAGCCCCTATCTTATCACACAAATCGCTAGATTTTACTGAGGAAAGCTCATCGTGATTGGCTACTGTGCATAAAATTTCCCATGCAAGCAGCCTGTCTATCTGCTCACATATCCATTGTCGGTTCATAGTAATATCACCTGATGTATCTGTATGACACTCCGACCGCATCTTCAATAGCCTCTATTTTAATATTTTTGCCAACCAAAACTTTTCTAAATTTTCCTGGTATGCAAACCGGAACTTTTTTATCAATTTCCTTAATGTAGGAATATACATACCTTGGATTTGCCGCCGACTTTATTACGTAGCCACTGTAATGCTTTGGGACTACTTCTGGAATATCAACAGCTCTTCGCAATATTTCCTGACCATCCTCGTTTATCCACAATCCTTTTCCTCCTTTTCCCGTAATCATTGAGGAACACAGTTTTGATTTGGCCAAGCCAACTAAATAACTTACATCAACATCAAACTCTTTTGCTAATTTTCCTATTCTAATCTTTGACATTAATATCCTCCCCTTGATTTGCTTGTTGTTAGCAAGCTTCTGTTTTCCATGTGGTCTGGGCCTTCGCCTCCGTTTGCCATTCGCAAATAGCGTATAAGATCAAAAAAATCTTTAAGTGCCTCATCCGCCTTACCTTGTGAATTATAATTAAGTAAACTGTCAATCAAATTCCCACATTCCTTGTGTATGTAACACATGGGCCGATTAACAGAGTCAATTGGCTCATTAGGATTATAGGTAAACCACTCGTCAACCGCACTAATACCAAGCTCTTCCATGCGTCCATCAGACGGATAAAACAACATTCCATGCTCATCAAACAACATAAACAAATCTTCATTATTGTCATTTGCTGTAGCAAAATATCTAGAGTCACCTATCCGCTCAAAAATTTCTACGCCTATGTCATGTTCAATTTCTTCAAACAAATCAACATACCCTTTTACGTTTAGTCCTATTTTCTTAGTTGCTGGCCCAACTTTCCATTTAGGGTCACCAAACATAGCCCACTCGCCATATGTATCCCTATCTGGCCACTCTCGGCGTATGTAAACATAACCGTCCCTATCGACAGCAGCCCATAATGCAGTGAAGTTGCGAGCCCCAGCAGGGTCAACTACTTGGTAGGAAGTAAACCTACTCTTGTCCGATATGTCAGGGAAAGACATTCCATATTTGTTGGGTTCCTTGCCAAGAACATTAACCTCAGTGTTAAACAAAGGAAGGAGAGATGTTACACTTTTAACAGGAACACCATAAGCTCTTACCAATATTTCCTCCTCCGGTCTGTCCCGCAAATCCTTCGCTATACGTTCATAGCCGCCAAACGGGTTTTCATCAGAATGCAGGTAGACCACCGAAGCATCACGTTTCGGGCTATATTGCTGTACTGGAAGTTCTCGGTTAAGAAGCTCTGCCCTTCTTGTCTTCAAGGTTTCAGACCCTTTTAAATATTCCGATATAAACGGAGTGTATCCATTGATAGGAGTAAATGCTATTAACATCTTGGAATTCCTAGTAGCCAACCGAAAACGTAAAGTGTTTATCAAAGCGTCATCACCAAGATATTCGTCCAACCACGTTCCAATGTTTAGGTCTTCCCCAGACCTAAACCCAAACTCAAACCCTTCCAAGATAGTTTGGTTGTTAGAAAACTGGGTGTAGGTTTTGAAATCAACTCTGGTTCGGGTATCGGGAAAGATAAAGCTGCTTCCGGTAAAACCATTTTGCATCGAGTAGTTAATGTAACCCTCAATACTCTTGGTCTTTTTCTTAAACTCTTTGGGCATCATCTCCCACACCGCAGATTGCTGAACCTTTACGCTGGTATCAGCGTTCTGGGAAAAACAAACAACATGACCATCTGGGTTGTTTATTACGCTTTCCATTACAATTTTAGCACAACCGGTTGTTTTTCCGCTCCGGTTGCCTCCCAAACACAGACACTCGTTGTATGTTCCTAGTCCATCCTTAATACGCTCCCAACCATCTAGGTTGAACCCATGCCTAACAGGATCTTGCTCAGAAGCTTCTATACGGCCCTCATGGGCCTCATGTAAGTCCTTTAGTACATGGGGGTGGTTCTCCCCTAGGAACACTATTTCTTCGTCCGTAGGAGGCTTTAGTATTGGATGTTCGGTAAACTCAATCATTCTGGAAACAAGTTTTCTAAGTCCTTAATTGTTGAAGCATTAACCAGGGATAAAAAAGCAGCCATGTTTTCCTCTGACTCAAAACTAAAGTTTTTACTAAAAGTGTCATACTCAAAACCATTCTTCCCTACAGAAGCTACCAAGAACATTTCCCATTCTGGGTTGATGGTATCTAACGACTTCTCAACAAGCTTTATGTTTTCGTTCATTATAGCACCCTGATTAAATCATGATTAGTCTGCACTTTTATGGGGGGTGAAAACATCGTTGAAGGTGTTTTTTTAGGGGATGTTACATCATGCTCTAGCCTGTGGCAGTTGGCACAGAGTAAATCACACTTCTCTAGCTCCTCGATAAAAACTTTTTCGCTGTCCTTGCTTTTCCTGAAATATTGAGAAACCCGAAACTTCTTAACACCTCTAACATGATGGCAATCAAATTGAATTGGTCTGCCCTCCATACCACACTTAGAACAACGCCAAGCCCCAAAGTGTGCCTTAATCAAATTGTTTTTTCTATTTCTTGGTTTTTCGTTGGTGCAAATTTTGCAACTGGATTTATACCTTTTATTCCCTCTGTAGGTTCCATTCCCATGAAAGTCTGAAAAAGGCTTTTCACAATTACATGATTTACACTTCTTGGTCATAACAATCCAAAGGTTTCTAGGAGTAAATCTAACAGCTCATCGGGACTATTCCCATGACAATGGATTATGTTTTGGTTCATTGTTACTAACCAGAAGTTTTCATGTTGGGCTTCTAACAACTCAACAAGCTCACTTAGGCTATGGTCATCAAACTCAGGACTAACCTTCAACAACTACCTCCGCTTTTTTCATATTAGCTAGACGCTCCCTAGCCGCTTTAACTGTGGCCTCATAGTCCTCTTGGCTTACCACCTTACGCTCCTCTACAATGGTACTAGCTTCTCCCCTGAATGTGTTGCTACCCTTCTCTGCCTTCTCCAAAGCAATGGCCAAAGGCAACAAGTCCCTGAAACTAGCCTTTATCTCACCTGCATCCATCCGTTCTCTTAGCATCTCTATCAAATCTTCCTCTAGAGAGGACAGCTCCAGGAATGCCCTGCCTCTCACCTTGCTTCCTAGTTGCTTCCACTTGCCCGTCAAGTCTGCATAGTCCAACAATACGTTTACAATTGTTTCACGCTTCATCCCATACTTCTTTATCATCTGGGTCTGAGTTACTCCAGTGGCGTGTAGGTACAATATTTCCGCAGTTTTTTCGGGATTACTCCTAGATAAAATACTATTGTTCTTAGGATTGTGTTCTTGGATTTCTAAAATCCCCTCCCGAATAGAGTCTATTAGCTCCTCCTTTACATCCATTTGCTCATCCACCTACGTCACAAACGCCTGTATGTCAATATTTTTTATAAGGCTAGTAGATGCATATACGCGCGAACGACACCGCCCCCCCGACCCCCTCCCCGTTGGGCTTGTATCCGCTGAGCAACTACAAGCAAGCTCGGCGGTCTTGGTTGGCTAGTTATTCTTTGAGGTGGGAGGTCC